GATAATTCAACAGATGTAACACTTGTAACAACCTCACATGATTATTTAGGAATTAGTGGACAGGCAATAACATTAGGAACAATACAAAATGATGATTTAGCAAATTCATCAATTACTATAAATGGTTCGGCTATCTCATTAGGAGGTTCAGTAACAACTCCAAACGATAACACTCAATTATCAACAGAACAAGTTCAAGATATAGTAGGTGGAATGTTAGGTGGTACTGAAACAGGTATAACAGTAACTTATCAAGATGGTACTAATGATATTGATTTCGTAGTTGCATCTCAAACAGCAAATGATTTTACAAATACTTTAAAATCTAAATTAGATAATATTGAAGAAAATGCTGATGTAACAGATGCAGCAAACGTATTATCATCACTACCAAGTGGTGTAGTATCTGGTTCATCACAAATTAGTGGTGTAACTAGTTCACAACTTGCTGGTTCAATCGCAAATGCTAAATTATCAAACTCAAGTATAACAATTAATGGTTCGGCTATTTCATTAGGTGGTTCTGTAACTACTCCAAATGATAATACACAATTATCAACAGAACAAGTTCAAGATATCGTAGGTGGAATGTTTAGTGGTAATACTGAAACAAGAATTGCAGCTACTTACCAAGATGGTGATGGAACTATTGATTTAGTTGTTACTGATATGACAGCTAACGATAATACTCAAAATACTACAACATTATCTTTTGTAGATAGTAGTAATGATATTATTTTAAGAAATACAACTGGTGGAGCTGGAAGTGGAACAGATGATATAAAATTTGTTGCAGGTTCTAATATTACTCTAACTCATACAGATGCAGATAATATAACAATAACTGCAACTGATACAAATACAGTTTATTCTCACCCAACTTTTGATGGTGATGACTTTAGTATTGATACAACAGCATTAAGTGGGGCTACTGTAATATCTGATTTAGATATTAACATTACAACTAATGGAGAAGGACACGTTACAGATGCAAATGGAACAGTTAGTACAAGAGACCTTACACCTACTGATTTAGGATTAGGAAATGTAACAAACGAAAGTAAAAGTACGATGTTCGCATCACCTACATTTACTGGAACAACTGCAGCACCAACACCTTCTGCAAATGATGATTCAACAAAAATTGCAACAACTGCTTATGTACAAGCAGAACTTACAGAGTTAATTGGTACGGCTGGTTCAACACTAGATACTTTAGGTGAACTATCAGCTTCTTTATCAGATGATGAAGATGCATTAACTGCATTAACTACAACTGTTGGTACTAAATTAGCTAAATCAAGTAACTTATCTGATTTAGCAGATGCTTCAACTGCAAGAGGTAATCTAGGTGTAGATGCAGCAGGAACTGATAACTCAACTAATGTAAGTTTAACTGGTACACCTGATTATATAACAATAAGTGGACAAGTAATTACAAGAAATCAAATTGATTTAGCAAATGATGTAACAGGTGTGTTACCATCAGCTAATTTAGATTCAGATACTGCACACTTAAGTGGAACACAAACATTTACAGGTGCTAAATCATTCAATGAAGCAGTTAATATAAATAAAACAACAGAGGCATCAAGTAAAACGAGTGGAGCACTAATCGTAGATGGTGGTGTGGGTATTGCAAAAGCATTACAAGTAGGTGGAGATGTTGTGGCATATGCTTCTTCTGATGAAAGATTAAAAGATAACATTCAAAATATCGAAAACCCAATCGAAAAAGTACAATCACTTAAAGGTGTTACTTGGGATTGGAATGATAATGCAGATGAAGTACAACAATCATTACCAAATGTTGGTGTAATTGCACAAGATGTTGAGAAGGTTTTACCACAGTTGGTAACTGATAGAGATAATGGATTCAAGGGTGTGGATTATGCAAAACTTACTGGATTACTTATCGAAGCAGTTAAAGACCAACAAAAACAGATTGACGAATTGAAAAGTAAACTTTCTTAAATAAGAGAGTTCATTTAACGATTCAAATTTTTAAAAAATTAAATAGTATATATATATCTTTATATAAAGATAGTATATTATTTAGGGTAGATAATTATATAAAAAAGGTAAGTCATATATATGGCACAATTAGTTAAGCTAAAAAGAACATCGGTTGAAGGAAGAAAACCTACTACATCTAATTTAGAGTTAGGTGAGTTGGCAATAAACACATACGATGGAAAGATTTACTTTGAAAAAGATAATGGAACTCCTTCCATTAAAGAAATAGCCACAGAAGATACTTACCACTTTTACACAACTTCACTAGATTCAAGATATGTTAACCTCACAGGTAATGAAACCATTGCAGGTAACAAAACATTTTCAAACAACATAACGATAGTAGGAAACCTTTCAGTAGAGGGAACTACAACTACAATTGATTCAACTACTGTTAACATAGGAGATAACATTTTAGAACTTAACTATGGTGGTTCTCAAACAACAGGAGGTATCTTAATAAAAGATGCAACTGGTTCTTCAACTGTAAGTGGTTCTTTATTATGGGATTCAACAAATGATTATTGGAAAGTAGGAAAATTAGGTTCTGAATCAGAAGTAATTACTACATCTAATATAGTAACAAACTTACCAAGTGGAACTGTTAGTGGTTCTTCACAAATATCACTTAGTGGATTTAATACTTCACAATTATCAGAGAATACAAACCTTTATTATACAGATGCAAGAGTAAAATCTAAATTAAATACTGAAGCAGTATTAAGTGGTAGTATATTAAGTGGAATGACCGTAAGTGGTTCATTTAGTGGTTCATTTGTAGGTGATGGTAGTGGATTAACTAATGTTTCTTCATCTATTGCAGAAGTTGCAACAGTATCCGATACTTTCACAAATGCAACTTCTAAAGTAGTAACACACAACTTTAATACTAAAAATGTAATTGTAACAGTATATGGTGATGATGATTCTTACTTCATCCCAAATTCAATTGTAACAACAAATGTAAATACAGTAACAGTAACATTTGCATCAGCTGAAAGTGGTAGAGTAGTAGTTGCAAAAGGAGGTCATATTGTACAAGGAGTTGCAGCTGATGATTCAAACTTACTAGATGGTCAAAATGCAGCATATTACTTAAATTATAATAATCATACAAATACTCCAACAACTATTACAACTTCACAAGCAAATGCAATAACTGCTAATACAAGTAAAGTTGGATATACAGATGCACTTGTTAAAACTAAATTAAATGCAGATGGAGTTCATAGTGGTTCTACAATTACAGAAAGTAGTGATTTCACAATTGATGCAGGTGGTGATATCATTTTCGATGCAGATGGTACAGATATCATATTAAAAGATGGTGGAACTTCTTTCGGTAGATTTAAAAGAGATAGTTCTGATTTTATTATAAAATCCGAAACCAACAATAAAGATATTGTATTTAGAGGACAAGATGGTGGTTCAACCATAAATGCATTAACTTTGGATATGTCTGAAGCTGGTACTGCAATATTTAATAACAATATTCAAGCAGTAGGTAATATTAGTGGTTCATCATTTAATGGTACAGGTCTTATAAGTGGTTCAGCACAAATAACAAATTTAACAACTCACAAAGAAACAGTTAGTGGAGCATCTTCATATGCAGTAGACCACAACTTGGGTGAACAGTATCCAATAGTACAATGTTGGAATACTTCAACTTCACAACAAGAATTTCCTCAATCAATAACAACAAACTCTGTAAATAGAGTAACAGTTGTTTTTAATCATAATTTTGCTGGAATTATAATCGTAAAAAAATAAAATATGTATGATGTATATTATACAACCGGTGGTGGTCCTTGGGTAAATGCTGGAACTGATACTTGGGTAAATCTATGGATGGAGTTAGTTGTACCTAAATTAAATGTAAAACCAATTCTTCTTTTACATAGAAATAAACCAACAGGACATGAAGATTATGAATTTCCTATCGAAGCTTATTGGCATGGAGATGATATAGAAAAGTTTGAGGAACTATGTAAAGGAGCAAGAAGAATAAATATATTACATGGTCATTATACCCCAATGAAAGTAATAGAAGAAAACTTAGATAAAATACATTCAAATGTTTTACATAATTCAGTAGACCATATTATTAAATCCCAAGTTGGTACTGATGCTTATTTTGGATGGCATCCATTTATAAATTCACAATGGGAACAAAAAGTTAATAAGAGTTCAAAATATAATATATGGGTTGGTGTTTATGATATTTTAACAAAAAATGTAAATATACCAAACTTTTATGAATTTAAAAATAATTTAGATTTAAGTGATTCTAATAATATAGGATTTGCTTCAAGGTGTGAGGGAAGAAAGAATCCACATTACTTAGATGGATTAAAATCTTTTATATTTACAAATTCATTTCATTTTAAAACAATATGGAAGGGGTTTGGTAAATATGATTACTCAAAATCAAAAATATATCATTACAATTCTAAATTTAAAGATACTTTTTACAATATGGATTGGGGAATATCTCATTCTTCTTTTACGAGTGAACCATTTGGATATTCTATATTCGAGGCAATAGATAGAGGTAAGTTACCTATTTTACATGGAAGTTGGTGTAAGGATTTAAATTATCCTTATAGAGCTTCATCTAAAAAAGAATTTAATGATATTTATAAGAGGTTAATCGAAACCCCATACTCTGAAAAAAATAAATGGTTTAAATCATTAAAACAATTTATGATTAATAATTATACTAATAAAGAAGAGTGGATAAACAAATTACTCGATATTTATAATATATAGGGAAAAGTATATATGGCAATTTCAGCAGGAGAAACACTCAGTTTAAATAATTTGGCGGGAGCTACAGGTGATGTACAAAATTCAAATGTATCATTAGGTAGTATAAAAGGTTCACCATCAGCTGGTGATAATATTACATTATCTTCATTTGGTATAGATGCAGTAAGTGCATCTTTAGGAGGATATCAATACGCCGTAGAAGGTACTAATGAAACTTATGAACTAGGATTTGTTGAAAGAGGAGCTAATTTCGATTCTTATATCGGAAATAGATATCAAAACTTCACTTGGGGAGTTACACCAGCATTTGATTCAGATGGTGATGATGAAGGATTTTTATCAGTAGGTGCTAATCAAGATGCAACTGCAGTTATAACAGTTGGTACTATGAATCCACAATATAGTTCAGGACAAACATCATTAATGAGTAATCATTCACATACATTATCAGCAACATTTGCAGATGGATTCAATCACCACGCTACACGATATAATACAGCTGTAGATAAAACTGTTTATTCAGTAGATACATATGATGGTAACTCTACTGCACTTTGTATTTTAGTTGATACACCAGTTACTTTAATTGATGGTTCAAAGATAGAAGCAGGAGATGTTAGTGAAGGATTAAAACTTCAAGGATATTCATTTAATGATTTAAGTGAAGATGAGGGTAACTTTTTTAATTGGTCAAGTGAAGAAAAGGGAGAAGTTGAAGAAGAAGTTGAAGTTACAAATGTTATATTCTCATTTGCAGAAAAATACTACAATATAAATGATGGTGATATAAAGGCAACATCGGAACACCCAATGTTAGTTAAAGATAATTATGATGGGTTGTTCAAATTTAAACAAATAAAAGATATTACTGAAAACGATAAATTAGTAAAAAGAATCGATGGAGAATTAGTTGAAACTAATATATCATCAATTGAAGTTATCGAAGATACTGTTGAGATTGTTACTATTGATGTAGAATCTCATGATACCTATTTAATAAATGACTATGTAACACACAATAAAGGAGGAAACTCACATAGTGATTTATCAGCCCCATCAGCCCCAGCTAATTTAGCTTATACTGAAGTTAATGGTCAAAACCATAATATTACATGGGATGCTGTAAGTGGTATAACAGGATATAGATTACAAGTTGATAATAATTCAGATTTCTCATCACCTATAATTGATGAAGATGAATATACTTCAACTACATTAAATGTTGTAACTGCTTTAGGAAGTGGAACATTCTATGCCAGAGTAAGGTCAATTGACCATGGATTGAATGGAAACTACTCAGGTACCTTGACTATTAGTAGATAATTTTTATCGTTTTGAAAAAAACTATATATTTATATATACAAAGTAAAAGTTAACAAAATATTTTAAAAATGGCAAAAGAAATTAAGTTTACAGAAGAAGAAGTTGGAAAAATCAATTCATTAAGACAAGATGTTTCTAATCTATTTGTTCAATTAGGACAATTACAAGTTGAAAAACGAAGAAGAGTAGAAGAAATTGAAAATTTAGAAAATGAATTGTTAAATAAACATTCAGCTTTAGTACAAAATGAGAAAGATATGTTCTCAGAATTGAATGGAAAGTATGGAGATGGTAACTATGACCCATCATCAAACACATTCGTACCGGTTTCTGAAAATAAAGAAACTAAGTAAAAAATATATTTTCAATAAAGTTATTAATACTTATATAAGAGTATTCATATACAAAAAACATAACAAGGAGTAAATAAAATGGCAGAAAAAATTGTATCACCTGGTGTATTTACGAGAGAAAATGACCTTTCTTTCTTATCACAAGGGATTGGTGAAATTGGAGCAGCAATAATTGGACCTTTCCATAAAGGACCTGCTTTCGTACCAACCGTTGTTAATACACAATCAGAATTCGAAGAAATATTTGGTGTACCTAATGGAGATTACTATACAGGATATACCGTACAAAACTACCTAAGAGAAGCAGGAACAGTAACTATTGTTCGTGTTGGTCATCAAGGTGGTTATTCACAAGTTAAACCTTTAGGAATTGAAGTAAGTGGTTCTACCGCACAAGGTGGAAGAAGATTAATCGGTGTTTTAAACGCAACACATCAAGGTTCTCAAACTGTTGGATTTGCAACAGCTTCCAATATCATTGATTCACAACCATCAGCATCAGCTTTCCTTATTAGTGGTTCAGACATAGGAACATCAGTATCCTCATCTGTACTACCAAGTGCAGGAAACGATATATCTGATGTATTTGGAGAATCTGCTAGAGGTTCTAAAAAAGCATATGCTCACAAGTACTTTGAAAAAGCGGCTGTTGACCATACATCGTATTTATCACAAAGTGGTTCTCAAGTAAAATCAATAGAATTGGCAACACAAGATTTCACACAAGATATTCAACATGCCTCAACTCCATGGATACAATCACAGTTGATTTCTGGTGAAAGACATAATTTAATTAAGTTCCATACTTTAGGTGATGGTACTAATTACAACAAAGAATACAAAATAGGTTTCTTTAATGTAAAAGCAGCTGGTTCTACTAACTCTACTGATTATTCAACATTCTCAGTTGTAGTAAGAGGATACTCTGATACACATAAAAGACCAATTATTCTTGAAACATGGAATAATGTAAACCTAGACCCTGCATCACCAAACTATATTAAGAAAAGAATTGGTGATATGAACGTTTCTATCGATTCAGTTGGTAAAATGAACATGAGTGGTGATTATCAAAATAACTCTAAATTTATTAGAGTAGAATGTTCTGATGAAGGTTCATTCCCAATAGTTGCTGCACCATTTGGACATGCAGCATACGTTAATCCAATTTATGTTGGTTCTAATGGAACAGAAGCTATGATACCATCAGTTATATTTTCAACTGGTTCGGGAGATAACAATGGTTCTAAGAATATACAATATAGTGGTATTGATTTAGAAACTGCAGTAGTAAAAATTGATAACAACAGTTACTTATCTCCAATACCTGCTTCGGCAACTAGTGGTGGTAATACTGCTTTCTCATTCGATGCAGCATTTACTGCAATCGTAGATGGTGTTGTTGCAACTAAAAACTTTGCATATACATTATCAACATCAGATACTGCAACAACTATTAATAAAAGACAATTTATCGTAGGATTCCAAAATGGATTCGATGGTAGTAACCCAACAATCAAAGAAGCTAAATATGGTGATTCTGATTGGGGTGCTGGAAACTCACAAGGATTTAACTTATCTACTTCAACTGCAAGTGGTTCAGTTTCTTATGTGAAGGCAATCAATTCAGTATCTAATCCAGATGATTTCGATATCAACTTAGTATCTACACCTGGTGTTGTAAGAAGATTACACTCTTATGTATTTGATAAAGTAGTTGATATGGTAGAAGCTAGAGAAGATGCATTCTTTATCGGTGATATTACTGATGGAGGAGATACTATATCAGATGCTACATCACAAGCAAGTAGTATAGATTCTAACTATGTAGGTTCTTACTACCCATGGGTTAAGACAATAGATTCAAGAACTAATAAACTAACAACTATACCACCATCAGTATTGATGCCAGGTATATATGCGGCCAACGATGCGGTTGCTGCTGAGTGGTTTGCACCAGCTGGTTTAAATAGAGGTGGTATCGTAGGTGCGGTATCTGTATTAAACAGATTAACACATTCAGAGAGAGATACACTATATGAAGGAAAAGTTAATCCAATTGCTCAGTTCCCAGGAGAAGGTATCGTAGCATTCGGACAAAAAACTTTACAAGATAAGGCATCTGCACTTGATAGAATCAACGTAAGAAGATTAATGATTAAAGTTAAGAAGTATATTGCTTCAACTTCAAGATACTTAGTATTCGAACAAAACACTTCTCAAACGAGAGGTAGATTCTTAAATACTGTGAATCCTTATTTAGAAGGAATACAACAAAGACAAGGATTGTATGCATTTAGAGTGGTGATGGATGAGAGTAATAACACACCAGATGTAATTGACAGAAATATATTGGCTGGACAGATTTTCTTACAACCAACAAAAACTGCTGAATTCATCGTGTTAGACTTTAACATCTTACCGACAGGGGCATCATTCTCGGCATAATTAATTAAAAATAAAAAAGAACTATATTTATAGTAGAATATAATTAGGAGAAAACAAAATGGCAGAAGTATTAGAATTTAACGATATGTTTTATACCAACTTCGAACCGAAGATGAAGAATAGATTCATCATGGAAATCGATGGTATCCCTTCATATCTTATAAAAACAGCAAACAGACCTTCAATTCAATTTGAAACTGTTACACTAGACCACATTAACGTTAAAAGAAAACTTAAAGGAAAAGGTGAATGGCAAGATGTAGAGATTACTCTATATGACCCTATCGTTCCTTCAGGAGCTCAAGCAGTAATGGAATGGGTAAGATTATCACATGAATCTTTAACAGGTAGAGATGGATATGCAGATTTCTATAAGAAAGATATCCAATGTTATATGTTAGGACCAGTTGGTGATAAAATTGAACAATGGACTATGAAAGGTGCATTTATCAACAATGCAGTGTTTAATGATTTAGATTGGTCAAATGCCTCTGACCCTGCTGAAATTACTTTAACACTATCTTATGATTACGCAGTTTTAGAATTCTAATACATATTCAACATATTTATAAAGGAAAAAGTTCTCTTAGTGAGAACTTTTTTTGTGCTTAATTTTTAAATTTCTAAATATTATATATTTATATACAAATAAATAAACTAACGTTATGGCAAAATTTGATTTCCCTACTGAAATAGTAGATTTACCTTCAGGTGGTAAAATGTACACCGAAGGACACCCGTTATCAAAGGGTACTGTTGAGATAAAGTATATGACCGCTAAAGAAGAGGATATACTTGCTTCACAAAATTTGATAAGGAAGGGGGTGGTTCTCGATAAACTCTTTGAATCTGTTGTAGTAGAAGAAGGTTTGGATATTGGTGATATATTCATTGGTGATAAAAATGCAATCCTTTTAGCAACTCGTATCTTAGGATATGGACCAGAATACAAAGCAGAAATAATAGACCCTTCTAGTGGAGAACCACAAGAAGTACAAATAGACCTTTCTAAAATACAAATTAAAGAAGTAGATAGTTCTAAATTAAATGGTGATAATAGATATGACTTTGAATTACCAATTTCAAAGAAAAAGATTGTATTTAAATTATTAACTCATAAAGATGAGGGAGATATAAATGCAGAGATACAGGCAATACAAAGACTTCAGAAAAAAGGAAGTGAACCTGTTTCACAAGAAGTATCAACAAGATTAAGATATATGATTCAAGAGGTTGATGGTAATACCGATAGAGGTTTTATCAACAATTGGGTTAAAAACAATCTTTTAGCTCGTGATTCGAGAGCTTTGAGAAACTATGTAAGAGACATCTCACCTGATTTGGATTTGACATTCCAATTCACCTCTGACATAACAGGAGAAGAGGAGGCCCTAGATATCCCCTTTGGGGTTGGGTTTTTTTACCCTTCCGAGTAACTACTCGATACAACTACATAACCAAATTTGGGAAATGGTTAACTATGGTAATGGATTTACTTGGTCAGAAGTATATTCGATGCCAATTCATTGGAGAAACTTCTACTTTAAGAAATTAGTAGATGCCAAGAAAAAAGAAAAAAAGGAACACGATAAGGCCACTAAACAAGGTGGTGCTAAAGGACCAAATGTAAGAGTGAGGAAATAATTCCTCACTTTTTTTTTACCCTATATTTATATTAGTATAAAACTATATAGGAGAAACTCATATGGCAAAAGAATTAAAAGAAGGATTATTTTCGGCTACGAAGAAATTCACAGATGCATTTTTTGATGGATTAAAATCAAATGCAACTAATAGTGCACTTAAGGCTGCAAAGAAAAACAAAAAAGTACCATCTCAACTTGTAAGAAAAATGACCGAGTTGGAGAAGTTATCAAAAGAATTAAAAGCAGATTTAGAAAAATACTCATAGGATATCAAATAAATGGCTGCATCAGACGAAATAAGAAAATTAAAGGAAACCACAGCTGCTGCTAAGGCAGAGATGGATAAACTATTGAAGGGTGCTGATGCCTTAGAAAGAAAGGCAATCAAAACAACAGATGCATATAAAGACCAAGTAACTATCCTTAGAGAAACTAATGAGCAAATTAAAGATAAATTAGGTAATGAAAAATCTGTCATAGATTCTATAATTCAACAAGAAGGTAAATTAAAAGGGTTAACAGGATTACAAGCTTCTTTAGTAGAGTTAGATAGAAAAAGACTTAAAGAACAAGATAAAATAGATGCTTCATATGGAGGTACACATGATGCAATAAATTCAATAGCTTCTTTAAATCAAGAACTATTATCAATGTCTGCAGAAGATGTTATTGGTAGAGAAAGAATCCAACAATCAATTCAAGACCAATTATATGATTTAATTGGAATGGAAGGGGTTACTGATGGAATTGTAGAAAATTTAGAGTCTCAGTTTGAAAAAGCTAAAAAGGTATCTTCATTATCAGAAAAACAACAAGGTTTACTAAATAAACAAATGGCTGTATATGAAGGAATGAAGGATACTATTGGAGGAATCCTTGAAACTGCATCATTACTTTCAAAAACAGTAGGTGGAGTATTGGGTGGAGCTTTAATAGGAGCTGGATATGCAGCAGAGGCTATTGGTAAGAATGTTAGAGAATTTGGTGGATTCTTGGGAATGGCCACAGTTCAAACAACTGCACTTGGTCTTGTATTTGATGATGCGGCGGCAGTATCAAAAACACTTGCAAATGAATTTGCGGGTGTAGAGGGAACTTCTTTTAGAACACAACTGAATACGAATCTAATGGCCGTTAACATGGGTATTAGTGGAGAATCAGCTGCAAAACTTACAGGTATTTTAGCAAGGTCTGCTAACTTAACCGCAAAACAGGCTCAAGATTTAGCACAACAGACAAAAGATTTTGCTAAACAACAAGGAGTTATACCATCACAGGCAATGGAAGATATTGCTCAGAATGCAGAATTATTTGCTTCATATGGTGCAAATGCAACAAAAGAATTAGCTAAATCAGCAGTTCAAGCGGCAAAACTTGGTGTATCGATGAGTACACTTGGTAAAGTAACAGATGGGTTACTTGATTTTGAATCATCAATTACAAAAGAATTAGAACTATCAGCTATATTAGGTAGAAATATAAATCTAACGAGAGCAAGAGGACTTGCTTTCCAAGGAAAAATTGGAGCATCAGTTAAGGAAACAATAAAACAACTTGGTGGACAAGTTGCATTTGAAAAAATGAATGTTATTGAGAAACGAGCTGCTGCCGAAGCATTAGGATTATCAGTAGAAGAACTTTCCAAAATGGCTAAAAACATGGATAAGTTAAATGATGATGGTACAATGCAATTATCAACATTTGAAACTTGGTCACAAAGTTTATCAGCATTTGCATCAGGACCACTTGGTAAATCATTAAAAGGATTAGGTGGATTTGCAATCGCTGCAGGACAAGCATCTCCTTTCTTAAAGGATATGGGTATAAACATGGGTGGTATGGTTAAAAACTCTGCAAAGGTACTTAAAAACCTAACAATGATGGCTGCTTCTGGTATTGGAAAA